TGCAAATGCGGGCGTTTCCTCTGTCGAAGTGGATGGGCAGAAGATCCAATTCGACACCGATGCGCTCGCCAAGCGTGACGCTCTCGCTCGCCGGATCGCCTCTCAGACGGCATCTCGCCCCCGATTCTCTCAAATCTACCTGGGAGGCGGGCCGTGATCGACTACATGCAGGCCCATTCCGGGGTCAAACAGAGCCGTTTTGGCTATGACGCGGTCGAGGATAAGGGCAAACGAAAGGCCCCTACGGGCGTTTTACGCAACGAAGATACCGAGTTGATGCCGAATCAGCGGCGCAAGTTGGTCTCTGGTGCCCGCGACATCAACAGAAACTTCGCTATTGCGGCCTGGATGATCCGAAAACACCTGGATTACGTTTCGACGTTCTCTCTGCAGGTGAAATCGGAAAACGCTGCTCTTGCCGAGACGATTGAGCGGAAAATGGCTCAATGGTCACGACCTGGCAACTGTGAAATCACAGCTCGCCACTCTCTCCGTCGATTTGTTCGGCTGGCTGAAGCTCGTCGCACCATCGACAACGATTGCGGCATTCTCCGGCTGAAATCGGGACAGATTCAAGCCATTGAAGGGGACCGGATCCGTACTCCTGAAGGTGGGTGGCCTGCGACCGTCAAAATGATCGTCCCAGTCGCTCAGGCTCGACATGGAGTTATCACCGACCCATACGGCAAGCCACTGCAATACTCGGTTTGCCGTCGATCCAGCGGAAGCGACCTGCTTCCGGTTGGGGGAGGCTTCCAGTTCGAGCGATTCGTTGAAGCGAATCACATGTATCTGCATTCCTACTGGGATCGATTCGATCAAACACGGGGCGTTTCCCCCATCGCAGCAGCTATCAACTCACTCCGCGACGTCTACGAAGGGTTCGATTATGCCCTTGCGAAGATGAAAGTGGCGCAGTTGTTCGGGATGGTGTTCACGACCAACGCCGAAGAGGGAGTCGGAAACCACTCCGCGACCGACGATAGCACCGAAGATGCACCGAAATATCAAGTCGATTTTGGGCGGGGACCGGTCAAATTAGAGCTTGAACCGGGTGAAGACGCGAAGTTTTTGACCGTAGATTCACCTGGGATTGCCACTCAAGACTTCCTGGAGCTGATGATCGCCGTCTCTCTGAAGGCGCTCGACATCCCCTTCAGTTTCTATAACGAATCATTCACGAATTACAGCGGCTCGCGTCAAGCGTGGATCCAATATGACCAGTCTGCAGAAGAGAAGCGGCAAGACGTTCGCGCTCTGCTCGACTGGATCACCAATTGGAAGCTGTTGCTGTGGTCTCTTGATGGAGAACTGCCCGGTGCGGACCTGACGAAGGTCTCCCTGAACTGGATTCCTCGCGGTGTGCCGTGGATCGACCCTCTCAAGGAAGTGCAAGCCGATCAGGCTGCCGTTGATGGTGTTTTTACCTCGCGTCAGCGGGTTTGCAAGGAGCACGGCTATGACTTCTTCGAGATCGTTGATGAACAGGCGGAAGAAATGGCCTACGCGAAATCGAAGGGCGTCAACCTTGGGGTTTTGAACCCGGTGCATATCGGAACGCCTCAAGACACTCAAAATCAAAACCAGAATGGGGGCCAAGATGCCGAAGCTGCATGAAGCCCTAAAGAACTCGCCGAAAACTCTCCGTTCCCCGGTTTGCCGGGGTCTTTCCGCTGCTGGCAAGGGTCCGGGGGCTACTCTCACCCCCGTTGACCCTGCTGGTGGAGACGAAGGGGCGGGAATCATTCGCGGAATGGCTGTGATTACGCGAGGGGAAGCCCTCGGGCATGGTCTATGGATCGACCAAACCTTCCTGGAGCAGACTGCGGAAGCGATTAACGCCAAGCCTGCAGGCACAAAACAGCGGTTTACGCACCCCGGATTGAGTGGTGATGGGCTTGGAAAACGCCTCGGAAGGGCCAAAAACGCCTCCGTAGACGGCGATATTGTGCGTGCAGATGGACACATTTCACGCCTCGCACACAAGTCTCCCGAGGGGGATCTGGCCGGTTATGTGCTGGGATTGGCTGAAGACTGCCCTGAAGATTTCGGAAACTCGATTGCTTTCAACCACGACCCGGAAGCCGAGGTGGAATTCGCCTTGGAACACGGTGCGGAGTGGGTGTCTGACGAGATTTATGGGCAAGTGTTGTCATTCGACAACTTCAAAAGCCCGGATCCACTCAATATTGAGAACCTCCCACACTGTCGGCTCGGAGAACTCTGTGCCGTCGATGTGGTTGATGAACCTGCGGCAAATCCTTCGGGCATGTTCCACAAGGGGCAGGAGATTCCCGACGCTGCGGAGAAGGTTTTGGAATTTGCCCTCGGTCTCTCAAAAGAAGTCCCGATGCAAAGCGTGTTTGACATTCATCCCGACCGAGTGACGGGGTTTGTTCAACGCTTCTTGGATCGTCGCGGCTTGGAAATTATCTCGAAGGAGAAAAATAGCATGGCGAAGAAAACAAAGCTGGATGATGCCCCTCAGCCTCCCGTTGACGAGAACGCGACGAGCGAGGTGGTGGAAGATCAAGAACAGGAAAGCGAAGCCCCCGCTGATGCGGACGCTTCTGCATCTGATCCCATTCCCGAAAAGCCCGTGCAGACTCAGGCCAGCGAAGGGCAGTCGGAGGGAAAGCGTTTCCTGTCTGCGTTCGGAGAACGCGGCGCTGTGCTATTCGCCGAAGGCAAGACCTTTGCCGAAGCGCAAGAGATCATTCTTGCGGAGCAGCGGCAAGAAATCGAAAAGCTGAAGGCTGATAAGAAAGCCCTCTCCGAATCTTTGTCTCAGCTTCGCGGAGAGGATCCTGTCAGTCACGTTGACCCCACTCCTGAGAAGGTGAATCCCAAGGCGGAACAGCTTTCTCAGAACCTCGGCAATCGGTTGGGGCGGTTTGCCGCTGGAATCAAGATCCCCTCGGAACGCAACTAACTTTAACAATCCAACAGGGGGCCGGTGTTTCCGCATCGGCCACCGGGCAAGTCGGGAGTAATTAACCCGACGCAACTGCCCGAACAGTTTGCAGCCTTCGGGGGCTGGTGTGGAAACACACGGCCCCCGACTTTTTTGAAAGGCTGTAAACCATGACGATGCCCACGCTTCTCGACATTGCGAAACAAAATGGCTCCGATGCCGTCGCAGGTCTGATCGAAGAAACCTCCAAGGCGTCTCCCGAAATCACGCTGGGCTTTGCCCGCACGATCAAGGGGCTGAATTACAAGACTCTCGTCCGCACGGGACTTCCCACGGTGGGATTCCGGAACGCGAATGAAGGGTATGCGGCCAGCAAGGCGACTTATGAAAATCGCCTCGTTGAAACGTACATCTTCAACCCGCGTTGGGAATGTGACCGGGCTGTTGCTGATCACCACGAAGATGGCGCTGCGGCGTTCATCGCGCTCGAAGCGGCTGCGATCATGGAGGCGGCGTTCCAGGCTCTCGGATCGCAGTTCTACTACGGGACGAGCAGCGATTCCAAGGGCTTCCCCGGCCTCGAAGCAGCCGTTGACACCACCAACATGGTTGTCGATGCCACTGGGACCACGTCCAACACCGGCTCTTCTGTCTGGGCTGTGAAGTTCGGACCGAAGGACGTGGCTTGGGTCTGGGGTCAGGCCGGACAGCTCTCTATGGAGGATCCGACCATCGAACGGCTGCTTGACGGCAGCAGCAACCCCTACTCGGCCTACTGTCAGGAACTCTTGGCCTATCCCGGCCTGCAGGTGGGCAACACTCGCTGCATCGGGAAGATCAAGAACCTGACGGAAGACTCCGGTAAGGGCCTGACGGACAACCTGATTTACAGCCTGTTGTCCAAGTTCCAGGTGGGTGTGAAGCCGGACATGCTGCTGATGAATCGCCGCAGCCTGAAGCAACTCCGTCAAAGCCGGACCGCGACGAACCCGACCGGTTCGCCCGCGCCGATTCCCACTGAGATCGAAGGGATCCCGATTCACCTGACGGATTCCATCCTCTCCACCGAAGCGATTGCCTAATTCTGGCCCGGTACGCCGGGATAACTCACATAAAAACAACCTCTCTGGAGGATTTCAAACATGACTGGTTTTAACAAACGGGACACCAACCTCAAGCAGACGAAGGCATTGCCCAACGGCGCTGCTGCGACGTCTATCGACGGTTTCGATCTGGGTCTGACGACCCGGAGCGATTTCGTTGCCCCTCTCGAACTGTTGCTCACGGCTCCGGCCTTGGCAACGGGCGTGATGGGTGACGGAAAAACGATGATTTACACGGTTGAAACGGATGACAATTCTGGATTTTCCAGCGCCACCAACCTCGGAACGATCCTGACTCAAACGGGTGCCGGTGGGGCTGGCTGTGCTGCTGCGACGGCGCGATGGAAACTTCCGACTAATGTGGAGCGTTATATCCGTGTGAAGGCCACCGGCAGCACGACCGGAAACGCTTCGACGTCTTCGATGACCGTGGAGCTGTTGTTCTAATGAGCATCGCAAGTGCCATTACAAGCGCTCTTGAAACTCTTCGGATCAGAAAAGCGGTCTCGATTACCTACGTGCGGGGGGAGGATTCGTCAGATCCTCTCTCCGCAACGGTAGGGAAAACAGATTGGCCGATGGGCGGTACGAGCAATGTGCAGATGGCTTTCGAGACGCGGGATTACCTGATTGCCGCGTCTGACTTGGTGGTTAACTCTGCGGTCGTGCTCCCGCAACGCGACGACAAGGTGCGGGAGACGGTTGGGGAAAAAGTTTACACGTATCGCGTTCTGGATAACGACGGGATTCCCCCCTATCGGTTTTCAGATGTGGATAAGACAGCTCTGAGGATTCACACAAAACTCTTTTCGGTGGCCGATGCCTGACGCTCTGATCCAACTCGCCGAAGACGCCAAGACATTCCTTGCGGGGCTGACGCTCTCGCAGGAATTCAACGTCACGCGGCATTTGGCTCCGAGTTTCAAGCTGGAGGAGATGACCGGGATCGAGGTTGTGGTTCGACCCGCCACGAAAACAGGTGAGGACTTCACGCGGGCAACGCACAAGCGAGGGTTGACGATTGAGATCGCTGTGATTTCCCGACTCGAATCGACTGAGAACACACATACTGACCCGATGGTGGAACTTCTTGGGGAGATTGAAAATAACTTTGTGGGGAACGGCAGCACTATTCAGCCATGGAGAAGCACAACCGACGATCTGACCGTCTCGCAGTACACCGTGATTCCATTCGATGAGGAAGTCCTTTTTTCCCGCAACCAGTTTACCGGGATGCTCTCCCTGACTTTTGACAAATACACATGACCGGCTTCATCAACTTCAAAATCGATGACGTGAAAGGGGCTTTCTTCGACTCGAAGAAGGTTGAGGATTCCGTCTCGAAAGTCGAGAAAGCGAATCTCTCAAAGGCCGGTGCGTTCATTCGACGCTCTGCAATCTTCTCCATTCGGAGCGGCAAGGGATCGTCTAAACCAGGTCAGCCTCCGAAGTCACACAGCGGAATCCTGAAGAAGTTCCTGTACTTCGCGTTCGACTTCTCCTCTCGTTCTGTTGTGGTTGGGCCTGCCCTGACAAATCAGACCGTGGCGAATCAACGAGCGGTTGGAACGACAATTCCCGGAGTTCTGGAAAGCGGCGGACAAGAGGCACTTGTCGAGGTGCAGAATCCTCGCGATGGGCAATGGTGGAAGCGGAATTCAAAGCTGCGCTTTCAAGAGGGATGGCCGCAACGCACAAGAAAAATAAATGTGGCCGCAAGGCCGTTTATGGCTCCTGCACTGCAGGCGAATATGGCAAAAATTCCTGGAGTCTGGAAGGACTCCGTTCACTGAAAGGGGTTTGAAAGATGGGCGTTAAAAAGAGCATTGACGCGAAGCTGTACTACAACTCCGCGAGCTACGACACCCCGACGTGGGTTGAAATCGCGAAACTCCGCGACCTGTCGCGGACTGAGGAATACGACGAAATCGACGTGACGACCCGCGCGAGCGGCGGCGCTTACGAATATGACGTCGGACTCCTGAAGTACGGTCTGGAGTTCGACTACCCCGACACCGGCGACAGCGACACGGTTCTGAAAAAGCTGGTCGATTCTGCTGAAGGCCGCGATCCCATCGAAATCCTTGCTCTGAACGGAGACGAAGGGACCGCCGGGAGCCGTGGTATCCGTGGCACGATGGCGATTTTCAAGAAGTCGCACGACGAAAAGCTGGCCGATGCTCAGGTCTACTCGTTCAGCCTGAAGCCGACGCCTGCTGCGCATCCCATCGAATCCTATACCGCAACCTGATTTCACTGAGGATTTATGTTCACGTTCAAAGACTCGGAAGGCCGCGAATACTCCGCGAAGGTCTGCTGTAGCGCGATTGATCGCGTGAAGGCGGGAGCGGAGTTGGATCTGTTGGATTTGGACTCGCCTGTCATTGAGCAGATGACGACGAATCCCGCGAAGGCCATCGCGGCCCTTTGGTATCTCCTGCCTGAAGATAAGCGGGTGGTTTCATGGGATGAGTTCCGGGACTCATTCGCGGGCGAGGTGCTGGAGAAAGCGACCGACGCCTTCATGGAGGACTGGACAAATTTTTTCCACCGGCCAGTGATCCGGGACGCACTCAAGACGATGCGGACGAAGTTCGCGGAGTTGATCCAGAGGAGCATGACGAACGCTCTGACCAGAGTGGAAGCGGAGATCGAATCGAAACTTGGCGGGAGTACGCCTACCGCCTCGCCGGTCCCTGCGGAGTAGATCCTGGACCGTTTTCTATCCGAGAGCTGGAGTGGATGAACAAGGGGAAGCGACAGCATGACGGAAACCAGACCGCTCTCATTTCCTTTTGGATTTACGGCATGTTGCGGAGTTCCAAGTCTCCTGCGCGGCCTGTGGCTTACTTTCATCCGGAAGAGATCGGGAAAGCGAAAACAGAAAAGCCGGGCACGGTAGACGATCTGATGGTGTTCATCCCAAAGGACAAGCGTAATGGCGGGAAACGCGGGAGCAGTCAGGGCCGGTAAAGCGGTCGTCGAAATCTGGGCGGACAAGTCTCCTCTTCAGAAGGGACTCAACGACGCCAAGAAATCTCTTTCCTCATGGGGAAAGAGTGTCGGCGTTATTGGCGGGTCGATTGCTGCGGCTGGGGCGGCGATTCGTGCGCCGATTGTGGCTGCGACTGTGGCATTTTCCGAGGCTGGGAGCTCGGTTTACGACCTCTCTCTGAAGACCGGGCTCTCTGCGGAGGCAATCGGACGCCTTGGGTATGCGGCTGAACAGACGGGGGCCGGGATTGAAGACGTCGAAGGCGGCGTCAAAAAAATGCAGAAGTTCCTGTCGGATGCCGCGCATGGGTCCGCAGAAGCGACTACAGAACTGCGACGGCTCGGGCTGACATCGACACAACTGAAAAACCTCAAGCCTGAGGACCAATTCGCAACTATTGCCCGCGCGATTGCCAATATCCCGAGCGCGACGGAGCGGACTGCGGCGGCGTTGAAGATTTTCGGTAAGGGCGGGACCTCTCTCCTGCCAATGATTCAGGAATTCGACGCTCTCGACAAAAAGGCGCGGGAACTGGGGATCGGGATCAGCACGGAGGACGCGGCGGCGGCTGATGCTCTGGGAGATTCGTTCAGCGATGTTTTCGCGGTGACGAAAAGCCTGACTTTTGCGGTCGGCGGTGCGCTCGCGAAGTCGTTTACGGACTTCAATAACTACATTGTGCAGGGGGTGAAGTTCGTCCGGGATTGGGTGCAGCAGAATCAAGGCGTTGTCGTGATCGGAGCGACGATTGGGACGGCACTTCTGGCTGCTGGGACCGCAATCCTCGGGATTGGGTCAGCCCTGTACGTCGCCTCTATCGCAGTCGGCGGAATCGCGTCAGCCTTTGGGGTTCTGACTGCAGCCCTGGCAGCAACAAAAGTGATGGCGCTCGCCATGTGGGGGGCGTTATTTACGCCTCTCGGGGCGATTGCTGCTGTCGTGGCGCTCGTGGCTGCGAATTGGCTGGTGTTCTCAGGCAACGGGGCGGCTGCAATCCAATTCCTGAAGGATGCTATCGGGACTCTCGCCTCTGATTTCGGCGCGGCGTTCGGGGCCATCTCAACAGCAATGGCCGCTGGCGACATCTCTGCGGCTGTCAATGTCCTCTGGGCGACACTCAAACTTGAGTGGCAGCGTGGCGTTAATGCGCTGATGGGCTATTGGAACGAGTTTAAGTCCCTGTTTCTGTACGCCGTGAATGCGACGTTCTACGGTGCAGTGTCGATCATCAATAACCTCTGGGCGGGCGTGGAGACGATCTTTGTCTCTGTGGTGAATGGCCTATTCAACGCGTGGGGACAGCTCACAGGGTTCCTGCAGAAAACCTGGAATTCAACCATCGGATTTATTCAGGTCGCATGGCTGCGTTTTAAGAATATGTTCGTTGAAGATGTGGATATCGAGGCCAAAATCAAGGCGGCAAATGACAATACCGCAGCCGCTAATAAGGCGGTTGACGAAGCCACAAAAACGAAGGTCCAGCAGAACAACCAAGGAGCGGAACAGCGGAAGGCGCAGATCGAACGAGACAGGGCCGGTGCAGATGAAGAACTGCGGAAGGCTTTGGCGGAAAAAGACGCCGGAATGACGGAGGCAAACCGCAAGGCGATTGCTGAATCAGAGGCTGCCCTGCAAAAGGCCAAGGACGAATTCAAGGCGTCCGTCGATAAAGCGAACTCGTCAAAGGCGTCAAATCTTTCGACGCCGATTCCTAAGCCTGGAGTGACGACCCCCACGCTTGAACAGCAAGCTCTCAAGATGTCTGCGGGCGGTACGTTCTCCGCGTTCGGCGGGCAGGGTGTTGCTGGTGGGGCACTGGACCGCACAGCCAAGGCGACGGAAGAGACCGCGAAGAACACGAAGGAAATCAAGAAGAAAAC